CACTATGATCCAGAAGACTTGATCGATTTCCAAAGCCAGATTCATCCCGAAATCGATGACATCATCCAGAAGTTTAACACTGAGTGGAGAATCCGTAAGAGCAAGATATCATCGAAATGGAGCTTCACTGAATGGATCCAAACCAAAGAAACTTGGACCAAAGGTAAGAAAAAGAAATACCTGAAAAGGTCTATTCAGGAGTATCTCCAATGGGAGAATGGATACGTCATTGAAATGATCCATCCATTCGGCTCCATGGTGAAAAGCGGAGAATCTTACTATGGGCTCAACGACCCTTCCGTCGTTTATATGGAGGGAGAATCATCCCGGCCCAGGAATATATTTGTCCCGCCTGCATGGAATTGCGGGTGGACTGTATATATCCAGTCCTTGCTCTTCCCTATAATCAAAGAAGTATTGCCCGAGTTCTCTCACGGATGGAGTAAAGACGACTACAAACAATGGTACATCGACCATCTCAAGAACGATTATTGGTCAGTTTGTATCGACGGTTCGGCATTCGATTCCACCCAGTGGGCCGAGTTGATGGACTCAGTCGAAAATCGCTTCCTTCTCGGAGTGTTCAACGAAGAGAATTTCCAGTTCTTAGTTGACGACCATGGATGGTCTCTTACAGCCATGCGATCAATGGTGCAGAGCCTACAGAGCCTCACCAGCAATGACACGACCGTCTTTGTCAAGATGCCCTCTCTACTCGAAGACGCCCCGGAATGGGACGACGAAACAAAGAAAGAGTTCCGAAAATCAGAAATAAAAACGAGGAACCAAGAACCATGGAAAGAGTACCTCGCAGTGCCGCTCCACGGATCCACTTTTTCAGGGCACACCACCAAGACAACTCTAGGCAACACTCTTAGGTCACTAATGTACTGTCTATGGTATGTCAAGAAGGCGGGCATTTGCAACACTCTAGAAGAATGTCGTGCCCTGGGCATATGGATGCAAGTCGCAGGAGATGATTGCGCCATTTTTGGCCCCAAAGAGTACTGTTTAAGGATAGCTGAGGCCATCAGAGCCAACTCTATATCCTCCACTGAATCTACAGAACGTAAAGGACTAGGTTAGGTTGTGAAAATGGTAGACGTAGCTCCTTGGTATGAAATGACATTCTGTTCGAAAATGATATTCGGGAAAACCTTGGACCATTTCACAGTGAGCAGAGATTACAAAAAGACCCTTTTCGGGAATAACTGCTACACTAAAACCAACGCGGCCATACAAAACAATCCGGGGCTACACCCCCAAGCCACTCTAATGGGCACACAAGCAGAAAAAGCTTGTCGCCCGCTAGAAATGATACTCGAAATGAGATGTGACTAGTTCGGAGAGTTTTATGAATACGATTGGAAAACTTTTGAAAGAGTCCGTTTTGCATTTTCTTCAAACGAGCCTCCCTATCAATTCGAAAGGGAGATATGTGAATATCTCGGACTAGAGCCGTATGATTTTGTCTCTGTGGCTAGGGACGGCATCATCACCATGAATGACGGGTATGGAGAGAGTTCAACAGACGAGCCTTTTAGAGCCGATTTGGATCAGGACTACGAAATTAAGATAGATGACCCTTCAATCGAGCCGTATCGGGAGATGATGATCAACGGGGTCTCCGCAAGCGTCTCAAAAAAACAAATTCGAGCTAAACACACCCGGCAGAGTCCCCGAGAGGATGACCCTTAGGCGGCTCAATAGAGATGAAACCCTAAAACAGAGAATTAGAGAGCACAAAAGCCCAGAGTCTGAGGGTTTTTTCGATCAACAAGAGACTTCCTACTTTGAGCGCGCCATACAGAAATGGGAGAAAGGGGAGATCTACCCGTGGGATATAGGAAATTACCCCCACGCATGGGCCAGCTGTATAAATGGCGCTCGTTTCACTTACAACCCAGCCAATGACAAGTCTTCTATTGAGGAAGAAAACATCAATGACAACCTATGGATTGCTAACTAGTGTTGCGCCGAATTCCATGAAGCCCGGCTAGAGACCATACAGCTTGGCTGCAAAGACCCAAAAATCCTCGAGATCAGGGATAATGAGTGGGCCCATTCGGGCCTACCGCAACGGACCCCATTGGGCACAAACCAGCACCAGCGTGACGACATTGTTGTCGACGACATTTTGGTAAATGTGGCCTGTGAGGGATCTAAGAAAATATCGGACTGCATGAGAATGGCAATCAGTTCGGATCTTGCCCATATTACCAGGGCTAGATACTAGGCGGCAAAGTACAAAGTCAAGAATGGCCCCCGA